CACGTCATGCGCAAGACCAAGAACGACATCAAGAAGTTGCAGGTCAGCGGGTTCTACAAGGAAGCTGACCTAGGGGATCCCGTCAGTATTTTCTCGGATATCGAGAAGAAAAAAGCTGAAGAGCAAGGGTATTCCCTAACTGATGATGACCGGTTTCAGATCCTTGAGATCCACGTGGACTGGGATATGCCGGGGTACGAGGATGAGGACGGCATCGCGCTGCCCTACGTCATCACAATTGAACGTGGAACTTCCACGGTGCTGTCTATTCGCCGGAACTGGGCCGAGGACGACGAGAAGCGCCTGAAAAGGCAGCATTTTGTGCAGTACACCTACATCCCTGGGTTCGGGGCCTATGGCATGGGTTTGATCCATATCATCGGGGGATATGCTCGTGCAGGTACGTCACTGATTCGTCAGTTGGTGGATGCGGGTACGCTGAGCAACCTCCCAGGTGGTATGAAGGCCCGTGGTCTGCGGGTCAAGGGAGACGACACCCCGATTGCTCCGGGTGAGTTCCGTGATGTGGACATCCCCTCTGGGACTATCCGCGACAACATCATGCCGCTGCCGTACAAGGAGCCGAGCCAGACCCTGATTCAGTTGCTCAATCAAATCACCGAGGAAGGCCGACGCTTAGGTGCAATCACTGACATGAAGATCAGTGATATGTCTGCCCAGGCTCCGGTGGGGACGACGCTGGCAATTCTGGAGCGCACCCTCAAGACGATGAGTGCGGTTCAGGCTCGTGTCCATGAGAGTTTGAAGATTGAGTTCCGCCTCCTCAAGGCCATCATCCGCGACTTCATGCCGCCGGATTATGAGTACACCCCGGAGGGTGGAGACAAGCTTGCAAAACAGGCCGACTATGACGTTACTGAAGTTATTCCGGTCAGTGATCCTAATGCCGCCACGATGGCGCAGCGGATCATGCAGTACCAAGCGGCTCTTCAACTTGCCCAAGGCGCTCCGCAGATCTACGACCTTCCGCAGCTACATCGACAGATGCTTGAAGTCCTCGGGATTAAAAACGCCGAGAAGTTGGTTCCGATTGAGGATGATCAGACGCCGAAAGATCCGGTATCTGAAAACATGGCGTTCCTCACGGGCAAACCGACCAAGGCTTTTATTTACCAGGATCACGACGCCCACATCTCCACCCACATGTCGCTGCTCCAAGATCCAATGATTGCACAGTTGATTGGGCAGTCGCCCATGGCGCAGCAGATGGGGGGAGCTATCATGTCCCACGTCGCTGAGCACGTGGCGTTTTCTTATCGGCAAAAGATTGAAGAACAGTTGGGTGTGCCACTTACTGCGCCGGATGCTGAGTTGGATGAGACCACGGAAGTGCAGTTGAGCCGTCTGGTGGCGCAGGCTGCGCAGCAGTTGCTGCAGTCCAACTCTCAGAAAGCCCAAGCGCAACAAGCGCAGCAGATGCAGCAAAACCCGCAACTCCAGATGCAACAGCAAGAGCTGCAGTTGAAGGCTCAAGAACTTCAACGCAAAGAGATGGATAGTCAACGTGACTTCCAGATCGCGCAGCAAAAGATGCAGCTTGAGCAGCAACGCCTGCAGCTTGAGGCCAAGAAAGAGCAGATGCGCCTGCAGTCACAAGAGCGGCAAGGGGATAAAAAGATCCGTGCCGATGTGACTAAACACATGATGAAATCCAAGCAGCCCCGCGCCTAGTGGACACAATCTTCATCAGCATCGCTTCATTCTGTGACCCTATGTTGGGCCATACCATCCGAGACGCGGCGGCGAAGGCAAACTCGCCTAGCCGTCTGCGTTTTGGTGTGGTGGATCAAACTCCAGAGCGGCTTCGCATGGGGCAGACTTTGTGGGGCTTGACGCGGTATGTGCAAGTACCTCCACAAGATTCTTTAGGCGCATGCTGGGCACGGTCCGTGGGGATGTCGCTCTATGCAGGAGAAGACTGGTTTTTTCAGATTGACTCCCACATGCTGTTTGAAGATGGATGGGATGACATCTTTATCAGTCTTGCGTCACGTTGTGGCCAAAACAACTCAAAGTTTATTGTTTCAAGCTACCCCAACGCGTTTGAGATTGTGGACAACCGACCCGTGCCGAAACCAGCTACCCAGAAGGTGCTCGGGCATGTGGTCAGTGAGGACAGCAAGTTTGCTGATGACAGCGCTATTTTGATGTTCAAGGCAATACCCGTGGACACGGATGAGCCTATTACAGCGATGCACGTGGGGGCTGGGTGCATATTTGCCCCAGGCAGAATCGTCAAAGATCTGCCGTATGACCCACACTTCTACTTCTGGGGGGAAGAGCAAGCTCTTGCGCTGCGTGCGTTTACTCACGGCTGGGACATGCTGCATGTCTCCAACATGCCTATCTACCATCTATACGATACTGATCCAAATACCTGCTATCGCCCTAAACACTGGGCAGAGGCTATAGATCAAACTCGGTCTGTTCGTTGGTGGGACAGAGACAAGAAATCTAAACAGCGGCTAACTGACTTGGTTACAGGGCACGACCTTGGGGTTTTTGGGTTAGGCCGCAGTCGCAGTATTCAGGACTACGCCGATTTTTGTGGCGTGGATTACATCAACCGTAACGTGACTTCTAAGGCGTACAAAGGGCCTTGGGTAAGTTAGGAGAACTATATGGCCACCACTGCGTTTTCCGTGGTACTGAAAGAAATTGAAGAGCGGCGTGAATCTATCGCCCACGTCCTGGTGGACGGGGCTGCTAAAGATTACGCCGAATACAAGAGTTTGTGCGGGGAGATCCGGGGTCTATCCCAGGCACATATGTATATAACCGACCTCGTGCGAAGAATGGAGCAAGACGACGATGAGTGAAATACTTCTCTCAACCGGTGAGGAAGCAATTCCTACCGTCCTACCGGAAACCCCGGAGGAGAAGGCAAGACAATTGCCGCAACCCGCAACCTATCATCTCTTGTGCGTATTACCGGAGATTGATGACAAGTACGACAGTGGTCTGGTTAAGTCCGGCCAAACGATGCACTTTGAAGAAGTGATGTCGCCTGTTTTGTTTGTGGTTGCTATGGGGCCTGACGCTTATGGGGACAAAACCAGATTCCCATCTGGCCCGTCCTGTAAGGTTGGGGATTTCGTCTTGGTTCGTCCGAACACGGGCACCCGAGTCAAGATCCATGGCCGTGAGTTCCGCCTGATTAACGACGATAGCGTCGAGGCGGTTGTGGAAGATCCTCGTGGCATTAGCCGCGTTTAAGGAGTAAGCCATGGCAGATGATTTCAAATTTCCCGATGAAACGCCGGTAGATACTTCTTCTAAGGGTAAACCCGAAGAAGAAGCGTTAGAGATTGAAGTTGTAGACGACACACCCGAAGCGGATCGTGGGCGTGCTCCAATGAAAGAGGCTCCTACAGACGTAACTGAAGAGGAACTTGCACAGTACTCTGAAGGGGTAAAGAAGCGAATCCAGCACTTTTCTAAGGGTTATCACGAAGAACGACGGGCAAAAGAAGCTGCTTTGCGCGAACGTGAAGAGGCTTTGCGGCTTGCTCAGAACCTTGTTGAGGAGAATAAAAAACTCCAAGGCAATCTAAGCCAAGGGCAGCAGGCGCTTCTTGAACAGGCTAAAAAAGCTGTCCAACTTGAGATTGACGAAGCTAAGCGTGCATACCGACAAGGGTATCAGGCAGGTGATGCTGAGGCGGTTTTAAGCGCTCAAGAAGCACTGACTGCTGCAAAAATTAAAGCAGAGCGTGTAAATAATTTCAAACCTTCTGCTTTACAACAAGAAAAAACTGATGTACAACCCGTACCACAATCGGATAAGGGTACTGTTCCGGTCGATCCAAAAGCCCGTGCGTGGCAACAAGCCAATCCGTGGTTTGGCGTCGATGACGAAATGACCGCAGTAGCTGTAACGGTTCATAGAAAACTTGTGGAAGGTGGTGTTGACCCAACCAGTGATGAGTACTACGAGCGTATCAATTCCCGTGTACGGCAGATTTTTCCAGATGCGTTTCACTCGGAAAAGCCTGCAAAAAGATCATCGGTTGTTGCACCAGCAACACGCAGCACAGCGCCAAAGAAAATCGTGCTAACTCAATCACAAGTATCAATCGCCAAACGGCTGGGCGTTCCTCTGGAACTCTATGCCAAACAGGTTGCGGAAGAAATGAGGAAACAAAATGGCTGAAAATCGACTTGCTCGCCAACAAGAAACGCGAGACAAAATGGAGCGCCCAAAAAAATGGATGCCCCCGGAAACTCTGCCTTCTCCCAACCCGGAAGAAGGTTATGCGTTTCGTTGGATTCGCGTCAGCACGCTTGGATCAGACGATCCCAGCAACATTTCCTCAAAACTCCGCGAAGGCTGGGAGCCTGTAAAAGCTTCTGAACACCCGGAGATCCAACTGATGAGCGTCGGTTCCAAGAGCCGATTCCCAGACAGCATTGAGATCGGAGGTCTTCTGCTTTGCAAAACACCAAAGGAGTTCGTCGATCAGCGTGATGACCACTACCTGAAACAGGCAGATGGGCAAATGCAATCGGTGGACAACACGTTCATGCGCGACAACGATCCTCGGATGCCTCTGTTTAAAGAGCGCCGCTCTGAGGTGACGTTTGGTCGTGGTACACCTCAATCATAGGAGTCTTAAATGGCTTACCCTGTTGTCTCAGCCCCTTACGGGCTAAAGCCGGTCAATTTGATCGGTGGGCAGGTGTTTGCGGGTTCCACTCGGGAATATGCTATTCCCTACGGCTACTCCACGAACATCTTTTATGGTGACTTCGTTGGCCTGACCCGTGGTCAGATCCAGCGTCTGTCCGTTACCTCTGGCACGGCAGGTAATCAGTCCGGTATTTTCCTGGGCTGCTCTTACACCGACCCGACGACCAAGCAGAAGCGTTTCAGCCAATACTGGCCCGCTTCCACCTTGGCTGGCGATGCGGTTGCCATCGTCTGTGACGATCCTGACACTGTGTTCCAAGCTGTGATCTGCTCTTCGGGCACGACCGTGGCTTCTGGTGCTCGTGCCATGATTGGCCAGAACTTGGAATGCCTGAACAATACCGGCAGTACCAACACCGGTGATTCGGCCAACGCTCTTGCCGCTCCCACTGATACCCCTGTCACGACCAGCTCTTTGCCGATTCGTGTTTTGGGTCTGGTGCAAGAGACGGCTGTGTCGTTGGGTACGGCAACGTACACCAGCATCTCCACCGCCACCGTTACCTGCTCGGCTCTGCCTTTCGCATTGCCCGTGGGTACGGACGTTGGTTCGCTGGCTGCTAACGGCCAGTATATTTCGTCGGGTTCGTTCGTGGATACCGCTGCTTCGGCTGGCGCAACCTCGTTCGTCCTGAACCAAGCCCCCGCCACCGCGTTTGCTGCAAGCGCCACTTTGGTGTTCACCCAGTTCCCTGAGCTGTTGGTGAAGATCAACTTCGGTCAGCATCAGTACTACGCTGGCACCTCCATCGCCTGATAAGGAGTAACTTAAAATGGCAATTTCACGTGCCCAACTACTCAAGGAACTCCTGCCCGGCCTGAACGCGCTGTTCGGTATGGAGTATGCTCGCTACGGCGAGGAGCACAAAGAGATCTACGAAACGGAGACCTCTGAGCGCTCGTTTGAAGAAGAAACCAAGCTGTCTGGATTCTCCGCCGCTCCGGTGAAGAACGAAGGCTCTGCAATTCGTTACGACAATGCGCAGGAAGCTTGGACGGCTCGCTACAACCACGAGACCATCGCTATGGGCTTCTCCATCACCGAAGAGGCGATGGAAGATAACCTGTACGACAGCCTGTCTTCACGCTACACGAAGGCCCTGGCTCGCGCCATGGCTTACACGAAGCAAGTGAAGGCTGCTGCAATCCTGAACAACGGTTTCTCTGGCGCTGTTACCTACGGCGACGGTCAGAGCCTGTTCTCGACTGCACATCCGCTGGTCTCTGGTGGCACCAACAGCAACCGCCCCTCTACCGCTGCCGACCTGAACGAGACTTCCCTGGAAGCCGCCGTTATTCAGATCGCTGGTTGGACGGCTGAGCGTGGTCTGTTGATTGCTGCGAAGCCCAAAAAGCTGATCGTTCCGCCGAACCTGATGTTCGTTGCTACCCGTCTGTTTGAAACCAGCCTGCGCGTTGGCACCACCGACAACGATATCAACGCGCTGAAGAATAACGGCTCGATCCCCGAGGGTTACACCGTGAACCACTTCTTG